CATCGCCAAGAAACGCGCACATGTGCAGTTAACTGGACAAATGTTCAACTTGCATATTGACAAGCTATGGGATCGCTGCCCTGCTGATCCAGAACGTGTTGCACGTATTACTATCATGTTGGATGATTGGCAACCAGGCCAGTTCTATATGTACGGCAATTATGTTTACAGTCATTGGCGCGCTGGCGAAGCGCATATCTTTGACTGGGCAAACGTACCACATGCAACTGCAAATGCAAGCAATCACCCACGCCCTGTTATCCAAATTACTGGATTGAAATCTGACCGCACCCGCGAAATCATTGCCGCCGCTTCACGCGACAACTCATTTAAACTTTAACATAGGTATTCAATGTATAAAAATTCTTACATTAAAATAGGACAATACAACCGTATTGCCCACATGAACTTCAATGGTTCACTTAGTGACGAAATTGATGATAGACGCGACTACGTAGCAAAGCTGCGCAAAGTTACAGCTATTAATTTAACCAATAGTTGCCATCATTATATCTTTACTGGCGACCATGTCATGCGTATGAATTTACTATTAAAGAATGCGTGTGAAATGAACTTTGAATTTGCAGTAGTTTGGTTCGAAGGAACCTGGCCAATGAATAGTGATTTTGAGGATGAATTACTTGACGTCATTGACAACAATTGGAGCCAAACTGAGTGGCTAGCCGCCGGGCATATTTTAAACAGGAACCCTGATAACGATGCTCCAAAGTTTCATCAGCAATGTGTGGTTATTAATCTCAGCACATGGAATGGCATTGGGCAGCCAGATCTATTATCAGATTGGAATAAGCCGTTTCCATGTTACATTGCTAGTGCTGACCACATTCATGATAATTATACTCCAATGTTTCTGAGGCCCGATAATGGGGTCTTGTCAGATGACGTAAACGTATGCCATGAGAGATTGCAATCAGTAATACCTATTGCATTGGCGAATGGAAAAATGATACACAACCTGCCGCATAATGTCAGAGAACATAAACACTGCTGCTATCCTGAAGATGATATAGAAGACACTGAAAAATGGCTTCTTGACTTGAATTGGGATAAACAAGATGAATCATTCCTTGCTGAATATGCCATGTCAAAGGTACCTGAAGACAAGCGTGAACTATACGGACTCAAGGTAATGAAGTCATTTGTTATGTATATAACAAATACAGAAAGCATTCCTGGATTCGAGGATAATGATTATGAAATTATGACAGCCCCATGTAGCGGATTGCATCAGTTTAAACATATGACCAATGCCCGCAATTCACTGAGACGAGTAGTATGGTCAGATTTTAGTGAAGCTGGATTATGGTGGACAAAGAATCTACTTGAAAATTGGGATGGCAAAGATTTTCATGCATTCTATCTAAAAAATAAACCTTATTTGGAAAAACATTATGTAGCACACCATGCTGCAAATTATGATAGAAAATTGGCTGAAAAATTTGTCACACATTATGGCGATGAAAAAACCTGGCTTGACCACTGGGATTGGATTCGTACACTTGATCATACCTTTATGTTAGTTGACTTGGTTAACGAATGGGATAAAGTAATTGCTGAAATAGGAGTTGACCAGAAAGTATTTCTGCAAGTAAGTAATATTTGGCAGTATGAGACAAACTATCTAAATACCCCACATCACCAAGCACAGGCATCATTTATTAATTTAATTAATGAATTGTTAAAAACAAATAAAGAAGTATATCTATCAGGAGATTCTCCAAGTGGCGTATTTTATAACTATCAAAATATGAAAGATGTGATTAGTATTATCTAATTACTCGAATCCATCATTTCCTGCATATAACTTGTCCAAAGGTTTTCATAATCTTGTCCATACACTTCATTAAATGGCCCGCCATTAGTGAAGTGTATACCTTGCGGCGGAGTGTCCAAGTAATTGTATTCTCCAGCTAACCAATTCCAGCTCACTGGTAATTCTCCGAGTTCACCAGCTTCTTCATTCAACCAACTAAAGCGATGTAGCCACTGTGGTAAACGATTACTTACACTCATAGGCGTGAGTTGTCTAGTACTAGGATGTGCATTATTAAAGATGATCATACTGCTCCAATTTTTCTTAGGAAACGTAAGTTGCGGCTTACCGTAAAACTTTGTATCACTCTTGGGAGTATACTCTATATGCTTAACACAATAAGCTGCCTTTTTCGTATAACCGCGCTGCTTGTAAACAACATTAAACAAATCCTGCACATCAGCAGTAAACAAAAAGTCACTGTCCACAAACATACACCAGCCTTTGTAATTGCATAGGAATGGTGCTAAAAATCTACTGTAAGTAAATTCAGTACTGCTTGGATCTCCGTCACGTCTAAAGTAATGTCCGGACAGAATCAAGTCATTGCGATTTAAGTGAGTGATGTCTAAATTAGCAGAACTGTTTGCCCGCATGCTATATTCGCATACTTTGCTGGCCATCTCTTGTTTGCTATCCCATCCTATAAAAATCTTCATATTACATCTCCGTGTACTCAATTGAAAATGTCATCGAGAAATTATCATTGTATTTCCAATCAGTGTCTATTAGACTTTTTGGAAAGTTATTGTATGCATCAGGAATCCACATTATTTTATCATGTACAACTTTCCTAGTAAAGCGTTTATCAATCATCCAGAACACGTCGTCTGATTCAAATCGTATATCTTTAAGTAAGTGTGTTTCTTGTTCCATTTTTATTCTATGAATGCTATCTCGGTAACTTAGGTGTTTAACGCTAAAAGGATCAAACATTCGTTGTTCTCTTTTAGCTTGTTTCAACATCAAATCAGAGGAGAAACGGGCAAATGCATCAAAGTGATCTGTATCACATTGAAATCCAGCAGTAGTAAAGTCAACATTACCATACTCAAAAACAAATGATGGGTCAGCGGACATTGGAAAGATATCCGCAAACGATTGCATTGTTTCCAATTTGCGATGTGGATGATGCAAGTGCCATGGATTTGGATCTATCTCAGGATACCATACATAGAATACCTTTACTGTTTCAATAGGATCCAGCAACAACATAGCATATTTTTTGTCGCTTCCAGGATGGCAGTGATAGCTTTCAATAGTTTTATGCAATTGAGCCGGTGATTGTTGACCATTGCGACGAATGTCTTGCATAAGCCATGCTACTTTAAACAGTTGATAGCATACATAATTGTCATGGCTAATATGCTGATACCAATCATTTTGCGTACTCTCTTCAATGAAGAAACGACGAGTCTCTTCACTAACTCCGTGATAGTGTTCTATAATACCACTGAGTCCAGCCATGACGCTGGTGTTGTAGTAATCAATGCAGTCTTTATCAAACAATCCCAATAGTTGTTTGCTGCTTATCTCGAAGTAAATTACTTCTGCGCGATTAGTTTTATCCATCCAATCCCAGAATTGTTCAAGACTATAGAGATTTCGATCTGAAATGTTTGACAAGTTCATTAAATGCCTGTATACTGTTAATAAATATATTATATATTATATGTTATTTATTTCCAAAAAAATGAGAGGATTTCTATGTTAGATGTGTTCATGTTAACATTCGGCGAGCCAGAGGCTGACGACAACTTCGCTATTCTGACAGAAAAAGCGCCGCATGCCCGCCGAATTGATAATGTAACCGGACTGCTAGAGGCACATAAAGCCGCAGCAGAAGAAAGTCGCACTCGATACTTTTATGTGTGTGATGCAGACGCTGTTATTAGTGAACACTTTGCTTTTAAGTTTGAGCCTGATGAACGGCGTGAAGCGTATCCTGGTGTACCAGAAACGGAATGTGTATTCACTTACCGTAGTCATAATCCTGTTAATGATCTTATCTATGGATATGGTGCTGTTAAACTGTTCCCCAAAAAGAACTTGTTGGACTGTAAAGAATTTAAGGTAGACATGACCACTAGTATTGGTGCTAAGTTTGTTCCTAAGTTCGAGATAAGTAATATTACGCAATTTAACACTGATCCATTTAATGCATGGCGTAGCGGATTTCGTGAGTGTACAAAACTAGCCAGTAACATTATTGACAACAATAAACAAGTGGATGATGCGTATCGCTTGGAAGTATGGTGTACACGTGGCGAGAACAGACGTTACGGCGAGTATGCGCTCTTGGGCGCACAACAAGGCAGAGACTTTGGATTACATTACAAAGACAATAAAACAGCCCTGCGTAAGATTAATGACTGGGAATGGCTACAGGAACAATATAATGCTGCAATCTGATTTCGCCCATCACCATGCCTGGATGAACGGGTTGCATGAATATTATGCAGGTACTGAGTATGAGGCTGATTATGAATTGCTTTATAAATCGCTATATCATGACAACCCTTTCCGCCGCCGCGATTTGCTACTGCGCATTCATGATAAGGTTGCTGTGGAAGATCTGTGGAGTGGTGAAACAACATTAAAAAGTTTCTATAATATAATTTTACATAAAGATTTGGAGTATGATGTAAAAGAAAGACTGCTTATTGGTCTCATTAGTATGTTTGTTGGTGACAAATATACAGCACGTATATACGATCTAATGACATATTTTGAATCAGAAGCCAGCGCCCCTGACATGAATGATTTTCTTAGTCGTGGACAGGTTAAAAGTAAAAAATGGCTAATTACAGAATTGAGTAAGGTTATTGATGGAAACCAACTTGGCAATGTAGCAGTATATGGCGCTTGGTATAACTTTATTGCCCATATGCTTTTTGAAAATTTTGAGATCCAACGTCTCCATTCAATTGATATTGACGATAGCGTTCGCCAACCTGCAGAGCGTATGTATAAAGACTATGTTTCCAATCGCAAGTTTAGAACACATACTGCAAATGCAGATAACCTGTTCTGGCCGCCCAGCAATCCAGGGTATCTTTATATGATCCACCCTGACAAATATAAAACAGATTATGAAGAATATATTGCCGCGAACCAGCACGAAATTAAACAAAATGATAGTGCTATGGATGAAATGGAAAAAAGTTTCGGCCGCAAAATGCTAGGAAAGGTTGACATTGTTATTAACACTAGCTGTGAGCATATGGATAATTCATGGTTTTATAAGATTCCAGATGGAACGATAGTAGCATTACAGACTAACGATTATTTTGACAATCCACAGCATGTAAATTGTGTACACAATTTATCCCAAACGCTTGGGCGATATCCAATGTCAAAAGTTGCTTATTCAGGCTCATTACTTACAGAAATGTATAATCGATATATGGTGATTGGCATCAAGTGACAACAAGAGTTTATATTGACTACTGCATGGCAGTTATTATTGAGCAGGTATCCGCACCTAGAAATAATATAGGAACTGATATTGGACAGTATGACTTGGCAATATGTTGTCATTATATATCTAAAAGTCTTCATGACATAGGAATAGTGTATGGTAATGATTACTGGTTCGATTGCAGTTATATACATCCAGATGGTAGGCGATATATGAAATATATTTTTAAAGACGAACCGACAGCAATGCTTGCAAAATTAAAAGGAATAGCGGTAAATGACAGATGATGATTATGTGGAAATGACCATGGCTGATTTAGAAAAGATGCTAGACGGTATGGATATGCGACAGCTACAAAAAGAAGCAGCACGTGCATTGGCTACCATGGACAGCGACAACAACAGTATCTATAAATTTAATAGTGTTGCCCGGCATAATAGCCTTCTTTGGTATAAGGCAGTAATTGTTCATTATATCAGTGAATGGGGCGGATTTCCAAGTGAGATGGGACCAGGGGCAGTTGTCAAGTTGGTTTTTGAATGAACAAACAACCATGCTAGAATTACTAATACAAAACATAACCTACGTATCATATAGATTATTGGTAACGGCGCACGTAGTTAAATTTGTCAATCGTTATGTCACATATTATGTGGCAGTAATTATCGCAGCCCAACTTAGTTACTACTACGACAATCTTATACTTGGATGGTGGTGGCATCATGAAACACTGCCAGACTTGTATGCATTTCTTGTTGGTGAGTTTTGGTATACGCTGCGTGTTATTGCAGCATGGGCTGTTATTAAAAAGTTATGGGACTGGTTAGGGCATTACTATTGGGCAGTGTTTATTGGCGCAGAACTAACATTTATTGTTGATAAAGTTATCATTGGATGGGTATGGGGGTAAATAATGGCAACGATATATACTGTTTTACATTTTGCATTTGGTTATGGTAAATTCTTTGCCAGCTTTGTGGAAATGCATGATACATTTGATGAGATTGGAAGTGTTAGAGGAATACATATAGGCGGCGGCGTCGAAACAAAATCCACTGGAGTGTATAATAGCAAATACAAATATACTCCGCATGCCAATATTGCTTTAGATATATCACAACCAATAGATCAATATGACAAGATAGTGGGCGTATTTGAACCACACAGTGTGCAAGATTTTTATCCTGAATACATAGAAAATGTGCCAAACGATATTCGTATCATTGCTTTGATATTTGATCCAGATAGCTACACTATAGCTAGGTCAATAAAGTATGCCAAGGGTGCAAAAGAATGGTGGGATGCCAATAGTCCTGAAAATATTAGTCTGAAATGGAAAACTGATGCCAGAGATTACTTTAAAATAAACATGGATCGGCTGCTTGCGTTAGATGAAAACGAATATACCAAATTGTGTAATTATTGTGATATGCCAAAACTACCAAATTGGAAATCTGTAATTACCAAATATTTAGAGGTGAGTGAATAATGTATAAATATGATGACATACGTGTAGTACACTTGGAGATTACACAAAAATGTAATGCAAGTTGTCCGATGTGTGACCGCAATGAAAACGGCGGGGCAGTCAATCAGCACATCCGTAATAACTTGTCAGAACTAAGTTTAGACGATTGCAAGACAATTTTCGATCCAGAGTTTATTCAACAAATTAATACAATGTACCTGTGTGGTAACTTGGGAGATCCAATTAGCGCACTGGATACATTGGAAGTGTTTCGTTATTTCAGGGAACACAACCCCGATATGTGGCTTAGTATGAATACCAATGCAGGCGCCCGTAGTGCTGATTGGTGGCGCGAGCTCGCAAGTGTCATTGGCCGTAACGGTGCAGTGATTTTCAGTGTAGATGGACTTGAGAATACAAATCATCTATATCGGCAAGGGGTACACTGGGATATTGTTGAACGTAATATGAAAGCATTTATTGGCGCCGGCGGCAGAGCTCGTTGGGATTACTTAATATTTGAACACAGCGAATGCGATGTAGATCGCGCTGAAGAACTAGCAAAGGAGTGGGGCGTTGAAAAGTTTATCCGTAAGAAAACTGGGCGGTTTATCACCACGGACAGTAAGGCAAAGAATACTCACCAAGCCCAAGACCGTAAGGGTAAAGAGACTACTAATCTCGCAAAGCCGAAAAAAGCAGAGCATCAAAACCTTGCCTTACTGAAGCAAAAAGAGATTGAAAAAACATACGGCAGTATGAAAGAATATTATGACAAGGCACACATTAACTGCAAAGTAGCAAAAGAAAAGAACATTTACATTACTGCTGAAGGCCTAGTGATGCCATGTTGTTGGACTGCTGGTCGTATGTATAAATGGTGGCACAGCGATCCAAAAGTAGAACAAATTTGGGATCATATTGATGCTGCTGGCGGCAAAGACAATATCAACGCCCGGCTATTCGGATTACGCGGCGCAATGGAAAGTGGCATCATGGAAAATATTGCAGCTAGCTGGAGTAAAAATTCAATAGCAGACGGAAAACTTGGTGTTTGTAGTATGAAATGCGGCAGTGAGTTTGACCCATTTGCTGAGCAGTTTAAATGATAATAAGAAAGCATTGGTAATGACAACACTAACACAACGTAAACAACTAAGCGGCATAATAAAAAATATTGAAAACAATCTGAATATTGCTATGGAGCAATATATGAGAACAGGCGATAATGCATATACGTTTCAGATCAATCATTATGGCAGTGAACTAAAACGTTTGCGTGATACAGTACGTGACAGCGAACGCCATGTTGATGGTGCTGCTATGCGTGAAAACCTAAAACTGCTATCAGTAGGATATGGCTATGTTGGCAAAGCTGTTGGGGAGTACATTACCCCGCACATAAAGCAACACATCGTTATCGATCCAGCTCACAGCACTGAGCGAATCGCTGATCATGCTGACGCAGACGCAGCTATTGTTGCAGTGCCAACCCCAACAGTCAACGGCGAGTGTGACGATAGCATCGTTAAAGATGTAGTAGTAGAGCTAATTGCAGCCAATCCAGACATCAAAATACTACTCAAAAGTACACTACCACCACACCAACTAGCACAGCTACCATGCAACGTAACATACAATCCAGAATTCCTACGTGCTAAAAATGCGGCAGAGGACTTTGCAAATCAAAAAGTGTTTATACTTGGCGGCGAAAATAGTGCATACTGGCACCGCGTGTTCAGCTTTATGGACCGGGTAGAGTTCATGCGCACTGATAGAACTACAGCAAGTATGGTAAAGTATATGCACAACACGTGGCTTGCTATGAAAGTTGCATACTTCCATGAGATTTGCAGTCTAGTTGGCGACACATACAATCATGATGATCTTATCAGCATGCTCTCAAAGTTTGAGAACATTGGACCAAGTCACATGGCTATGAACGATGAGGGCAAGCTAGGATACGGCGGTCATTGCTTCCCCAAGGACACTGAGGCATTTGTAGACTACACTGGTAGTGAAATACTACAAAAAGTTATTGAAATTAACAAAAAACTTGTTGACATCAGTTTATAAATCACGTATACTGAGATAACATTAAAAGGAGTCTATAATGACAACACGTGACGTAGTTCAAGATATTGTAAAACACACAGCCGCGCTGGGCTTCATTCAAGCAGTAAAAGTTACAGGTACAGAGACCGAGACAACTCTAGATGCTATGGATGCAGATCGTTCTGTCATCCTAAAAGCAACATTGCACTCCCCAGTGCAAGATTTTATTGGCGAGTTTGGATTAGGTAACCTAGGTTTCCTATCAGGCATCACCAATCTACCCAACTATGCTATCGACGATTCAACTGTAGAAGTTGTTACTCGCGATCGCAATGGCATTGCTGAGCCAGATCATCTACTGTTTAAAGATGCAAGCGGCAACACTGACCAATATCGTTTCATGGGCAAAGAGCTCATTAACCAAGCATTGCAAACTGTTAAGTTTAAAGGTGCAGAGTGGGACATTACATTTGAACCCACAAAACAAAAAGTTAGCGAACTAACCCAAGTTGCTGGCATTTACGGTGGCATTGAGCCTAACTTTACAGTAAAAACAGACAACGGTGATCTCATCGTAACTGTTGGTGCTTCTGACGGTAGCTTCACTGGTAAACGTACATTTGCAAAAAATGTCGAGGGTGAGCTAACTGAAGGATACGCATGGCCACTTGCAAAAGTACTTGCGATCCTAAAACTTGGTATGAGTGGTTCTTGTCTCATGCAGATTTCACAACGTGGCGCACTGCAAATCAGTGTAGACAGTGGCATCGCAAAATACGATTACATTCTACCAGCTATGACAGTCTAAAGGAGAAATATATGTCTACCAAACTTAGTCTACAAAATCATCTAAATGCACTAGTAAGTAAACATCGTTCACTCGATGAGCGTATTGAAGAAGTATATAAAACCAATATGGCAGACGATCTTACTATTGTTGCTCTCAAGCGCGACAAGCTGCAATTAAAAGAAGAGATTATTCAAATTGAAAAATCTCTTGACAACCGTAACCAGTAACACTATAATATAATCACATATACAAACTTACAGGAGATCTTTAATGACAACTAAAAAAATTCGCCTTCTTGATGAAGAGTCAATTGACGTTACTAGTAAAACCGCTGTTGGCTCTGCGCTAACTCGTGAAGACATTGATAAGCTATTGGAATTTGCAGAAAAAATTGACTGGAAACTCTGGGAACTTCTCAAAGTGGCAAAATCTCTTTCTTCAGAATTACCGTAATTGTGTCATTATGTCAGTAAAAGTTAGTAATCGACAAATTTGGGTCACCTTTCAAAAGGAAGGTGTACACTGTTACCCTGCAGCCGCTACAGATCCAAATTTGGCGACAGGTGGGTGGGACGATGTGAGCTTTCTCGCCTCCCCCCACCGACATATTTTTCACTTTCATGTAGCTATTGAAGTTACGCATAATGATCGTGATATCGAGTTCATTCAGTTTAAACGCTGGATGGAGCGTCTATACTCAGAAGGTGTTCTTGAGTTAGACTACAAGAGTTGTGAAATGATGGCAGAAGATCTAGCAGAAAAAATCGATGCCAAGTATCCAGGACGCAACTTTACTATCACCGTTAGCGAAGATAAAGAAAACGGTGCAACCCTAACCTTTCAATCCAATCTTAACCCTGCACTTTAGGAAAACAGACATGACTACGCAAGCTACACAAACACCTGCAACACCTGCAACTACGCAAGCTACCCCAACACCTGCTGTTAGTTTTTATAACATTGGTGGCCAGTTTTCACTACAGGACATCAAGTTCGATCTCCTGAAGATTATTGAGCCATATGATGGCTATATGTACAATGCAAAAGATACTAATCAAGTGCGCTCACTATTTGATGCATATCTTGGCGATCTTCGGCGCGCCAATAAAATTCAAGAATATGGTGTTTATTATGATCTTAAAGATAATGCAGTAACATTTGATGTGAATATTAAAATTCAACGTGATCGATCAGCTAAGAAACTGAAAATCCACGTTGGCGCTCTACGCCGATGACAATTTTATTTTAAGTGTTACCATTAACGACCTCCCCCTTTGGGAGGTCGTTTTATTTTCTCTATTTTTTAAAATATTACTTGACAAAAGTCTAAATAGATCATATATTAATAGTAACAACAAGGACAACTCTATGAATTTACCAACCGTCGATCTAACTGAACGCAACCAGGATTACGCAATTTTCCTGCCGAGCATTAGTACATTTTATAACAACTATATTGCGAAACAACGCGCAACTCCAGACTTCATTAGTGCAGAACGTATGCCTGATAAGTTTGAACATGGCGTTGAAGGTATGAACTTCCTTAACGAAGAACAAAGTTATTACAAATATAAATGGGGCCTGTATTCAGCAGGCCACGCACAGTTGAACTTGGCAAAAGCCGATGTTGATGATGCGATGGTGCAACAGCGTGATCGCGACAAGACATTTATGCTATGTGATAGTGGCGGATTCCAGATTATTAAAGGTGTTATCCAGTGTGACTGGGACAACTTTAAGACTGATGATAGTTTGCGTCAGAAGATTCTAAACTGGTTGGAGCACACTGGCGATTACAGTATGATCCTAGATATTCCAACACTAGCTGCTGACCCGACATTTAGTGGCCGCACTGGTATTACTAGCTTCGATCAGTGTTTGGAGTTTACAGACTTTAACGTTGAATGGTTTAAACGTAATCGAAAATGGCAAACCAAATACCTAAATGTTATGCAGGGCCGAAACTGGGCCGAAGCAGAATACTGGTATGAGAAGATGAAACATCATGATCTTGATGGATTTGCATTTGGTGGCAGCGCCAAAAACGATATCAATGTTGTACTACGTACACTGATTAAGATGCGTGACGACAAACAGTTGGAACAGGGCAAGCGTGATGTGCTTCACTATCTGGGCATTGGACGCCTGGAATGGGCCACAGCATACACTGCTATTAAACGTGCGTTGCGTGAGACAGTCAATCCAGACATTGAAGTAATGTTTGACTGTGCAAGTCCTTTCTTGGCAACTGCAAACGGCACCGTGTATACACAGCACATTCATAAGAATGATCGCTTTATGTATGTAATGGAAAAAGCTATGGATGACAAGCGCTTATCTGGCAGTAAAAAACAGTTTCCATGGGGTAGCCCTGTTGGCGACCGGTTAACACTCGGCGATGTGTGTCACTATGCTCCGGGCGACTTGAATAAAATTGGCAAGGAAGGAAAAACAAGTTGGGATAGTTTTAGCTATATGCTACTTATGTCACACAACGTTTTTCAGCATATTGAAAGCGTTCAACGAGCCAACTCGCTAACTGATATTATTGCAACTTCAGCTAAACCAGACTTCCGTACTTGGCAACGTCTCAATCCCAAACAAGCTGCACAGCAACAGTTTGATCCATACGTTCCGCGTAATATTGTATACATGGTTAACTTTATTGATGAACTATTCCGTAGCGAAACGCCAATGACTATGCTAGATGAAGCGGCGCCAATGCTGGCAGCATTTAATGGTGCAAAGTCATTGACAACCACTACACATAGTTTTAACCATCTATTTGACGTAGATGAGCCGTCGCTTGATGGCGGTATAATTGATATGGATGCTGAAGCAGAAGAAGCAGCAGAAACATTCCTAGGATCACTGGAGGGATAAATGACGAAGATTGTAGTAGTAAGCGGCGGATTTGATCCAATTCATAGTGGTCATATTGCTATGTTTGAAGAAGCCAAAAAGCTGGGCGATATACTAGTGGTAGCACTTAATAGTGACGCCTGGCTTACACGCAAAAAAGGCCGGCCTTTTATGCCCTGGCAGGAACGTGCTGGCATTATTGGTGCAATGAAAATTGTTGATGAAGTCATTAGTTTTAACGATGATGATGATACTGCGTGTGATTCATTGCGCAAAGTTCTATATCATTGGCATGACAGTGAAATCATCTTCGCTAATGGTGGCGATCGCGGCAGGGATAACATTCCAGAAATGACACTCGGCGATCCACGATTGACATTTGAATTTGCTATTGGCGGTAGTGATAAACGTAACAGTAGCAGTTGGATTTTGAAAGACTGGAGTCAGCCCACAACGCAACGTGCGTGGGGTAGCTATACTGTACTTCACACTGGGCCAGGCTGGCAGGTTAAAGAACTGGCATTTAATGTCGGAACTCCGCTTAGTGATCAGCGACATTTCGTTCGCAGTGAACATTGGCACGTTATTGAAGGACAGATTCGTATGGATTTAGAATTCGCTAACGGTGATCGTGAAAGCAAAACATATGCGGCTGGAGACAGTATTGATATTCCAGTACTAACCTGGCACAAAGCATATAACACAGGCAACACTGTCGCAAAAGTAATCGAAGTTTGGATGGGTGCCAAACTTACTGAAGATGATATTGAACGGAGAGACTAATGAAAACAATTTATATTATTCCAATCGAACCAATTGACCAACGTTATTCTAAGCAATGGTATGACAACATTCCAGTTATTATTGAACAGGACATTGTTGAACGCGGCCTTGATTATCAAGTGGTAACTATTGACGGTGAAGACTTTGCCCCAGAACAACGTACTGCTGGTGCGTTCCTGGACTTTGGTGCAACAAACGTATACAAAGCAACACAGGCGGCAGAAGTTAGTCGTTTGTTCAGTAATGGCAAAGTTAATGCTGGTGATAAGTTTTTGATTACTGACGCTTGGAACTTTATTATTACCCCTATCAAATATATGAGCAACTTACTGGACATTCCAGTAGAGATACACAGTATCTGGCATGCAGGTGCTTATGATCCCAGTGACATTTTGGGGTATAAAATGAGCAAGCCATGGCCTTGGCTGCAAGAACAAAGCTGGTTTATGTGCAGTGACTATAACTACTATGCTAGTGAAAGTCATCGCCAAATGTTTCTCAAAAATCTAGATATTCCAGAGAAATATGAAAACCGTGCAATCCGCAGCGGACAGCCACATGAACTTATTGTACCGCCATTGTTAGCAAGGCAAGGCATGCCTAAAACTGACTGCGTGGCGTGGCCACATCGTTATAATGCTGATAAACAACCAGAGATTGCTGAAGATTTGTCTAGTGACTTTGATATGGTTATTACACAAAAGATGAACCTAGAAAAGAGTGCATACTATGATGTAATGGCTGGCAGCAAAGTTATCTTTAGCTGTGCGTTACATGAAAACTTGGGCATTAGTGTAATGGAAGCAGTGCTAACAGGCGCCATTCCAGTTGTGCCAGATCGTTGCAGCTATGCTGAGATGTATTTGCCAGAGTTTAAATACCCTAGTGAATGGACTAAAGATTTTGATTCATATCAACGTCATCGCGATGACTTGGTGGCCTTTATTAACGATAAAATAGATAACTATGAATCATATGAAACGTTGGTTAAACTGCAACAAGAGATACTAATCAAAGACTTCCTTAACTGTAGTATCATGATTGATTGTTTGCTCAATGATAAGTAATATTAAGAAATTCCTAAAAGATAGTTACTACAGCGACCCGTTAGCGTTCTATTTTGAAATGATTGGTAGTTTCGCTGCTGTTATTGCTAGTGGATGGTTAAGTGCTACTGTAGATAATCCTCCGTTAATTTGGATTTATCCATTTTACCTGACCAGTAGTTTATTTCATATAGTGGCGAGTGTAAGAAGGAATGCTGCATGGATTGCCATGCTCAGTGTTTATTTTACTGTTATTAACATTTATGGCATATTGAATTTAACTGTATTGTGAATATTAATCCTGGCAAGAGGGGTTCGATCCCCCTACGCTCTTCCAATTTAAAATATTCTGTCTAGATTGTCAAAAAGATAAAATAAACAGTTGACAAATGATAAATAACATAGTATATTAAGTTATACAAAGAATTAAACAAAGAGAAATAGAAATGACTACAATGATGACACATATTCAACAAATTTGCATTCGCTGGTTTAGCGAAGGCAGGAGTGTGTCTTGACGTAGTAGTCAAAAGTTATTTTAACACACCCCTGCTAGTAGAGATATTAGCAGGGGTTTTTTTATGGAAGAAGGAAAAAGTTTAAAGGGGCTTTTTTTATGACTACACTACGCCTTACTGCAATAAGGTGTCTTTGCAGAGACAGAGGCCTCGTAAGGGTCAAAGATAGTGTAGTTTTAAAAAAAGTTTTATGTCGGATCGGTACAGTTGGAGTGGTACACTGGTCTCCAAAACCAGGACGAGAGTCAGGGGGTTCGAATCCCTCATCCGATGCCAGAATATGTACTGATGCCCGAGTGGTCCAAGGGAACGGTCTGCAAAACCGTAAAGCCGTGAGTTCAAATCTCACTCAGTACTCCATAGTAAATCCGGTGGTCCGGACTCGGGTCTCATAAGCCTGAAGAGATTGTTCGATTCAATCATTTACTACCAAGTTTGCCGCAGTAGCTCAGTTGGTAGAGCAGTGGACTGAAAATCCTCGTGTCGGTGGTTCAAATCCATCCTGCGGCACCAATTTAATTGACAACAGCACATAAGATGCTATAATTTAGATATATTGAAATCGTAGGTTGACAACTAAAGAATAGATGTTATACTATAAGAGTAATAAGAAACAAAGACTATTTTCAGCTGCGCCCGCGGGGGAGTGAAGTACAAACAAAACCCGGGAGTGTCTGCCATGCCAGCAGGTTTAAACCTTAACGATGGCACTGGGGCGTTAGCTGAAAGTAGTTTTCACAAAGGGCAACATCATGGCAGATATCTGGGTAATAAGCGACACACACTTTAACCACGATAATATCTTGAAGTTTGAGGATAAAGTGGGTAAGCCTTGTAGAGACTTCGCTGATGTTGAAGACATGAATGAAACCATGATTGCAAACTGGAACAGTGTTGTTAAGCCTCAAGACAAAGTCTACCACTTGGGTGATGTGTTGTTTGGAGTAGACAAAGACAAGTGGTTAAACGATAACTTTAAGAGACTCAATGGCAAGAAGCGATTGGTTGTTGGCAATCACGACAATATCAAAGTACTTGCTCCACACTTCCAAAAGGTTAGTTTGTGGAGAGACTTTAGTGAGTTTGGGTTACTGCTAACACACGTTCCTGTACACCAGAGTACACTAAAAGAAAGTCACAGATTCGGTGAAGGCAGTATGGTAAATGTACACGGTCACATCCACCAGAACCCAAGTCCAGAAGGACCGTATCGATGTGTGTGTGTTGAGCAGATCAACTACACTCCAGTTAATATTGAAGAATTGAGGACTAACTAATGTGGGCAGTACAACGCACCTGGGAAGTGTTCGGCAATGCCGAGTTTTTTGGATACGAATACGCAGTAGATGAAAATCAAGCACTTGCTAAAACTATTGTGAAGTTTGGTGCCCCTGAAAAATGGGGCATTGAACAATACACTTTTAAAAAAATCAAATGGGCAGAGGAAGATATTTAAATGCGCGCCCAACCACAAAGTATTATTTCAGCACTAGAAGACCATCCTAGTCGTTTGAATAAAGAAGGCATTCTTGAATCTGCAATGCAAGAAGGACTAGACGAGTTCTTTGAAGGTGTGCGTATGGCACTAGACGCTATGGTAACATTTGGCGTTAAAGCAGTTCCGGAAGCTACTCAAAACGGGCAAGGACTGGATTGGCCTACGTTTAAAGTACTTGCAAATCAATTGATTAATCGTGAGCTTACAGGACACGCTGCACGTGATGCTATTGAGCTG